CACCTGTGAAAGCTTTAATCTTTCTACCACTTCCAGGCTTAACTCTTGAATAGAAAATATCCATTAGATACTCTTCAATCAATGTTGCTGTAAGATGTGTATATCTGTGAATGTGAGAATCTTCAAGTTGTTCTTGAATACCAGGGCCTGAAAGAATAGGTCTTCCATTAGCTCCTAATACTTTATCAGTACTGCGAGAATACCAATAACCTCTTTCCATTTCTCTATACCACTGCTGCCAGTATTCTACTTCTGCATATTTCATCCAAGAACTATGCATTGCTCCTTTTGAATCAGGAATCTTAACAGCTAATACTTCATTATGAGCATCACCAGTTACCTGATATTTTTTACGGAAACGAGAAAGTCTGTTACTCAAAGTAATAGGAAGAGAGTATTGAGTAGAACCAGATTGTTCTCCACCTTCTTCATACTGAGAATAAAGTTTAGCCCATTGAGTACCAGGAGAAAGGAAGTTAACAGGTAAGAACTCAGATCCATTATTAGTCATCAAGACTACTTCATAAACCCAACCTTTACCATGTCTTTGTGGTTCTTCCTGAACTCTTACTTGATACTTTTTATTAGATGTACCAGGGTGAAGGATATCACCAGGAACATACCAATTTTCATCAAGCTTAAGTTTAAAGTTTCTTCTGAATTTACCTGGAGTTGTGTTTGATGCAGGTTCTACATTTTCAACTACAACCAAAGGTCTGGTAGTAGCAGTTCTTAAACCCCACTCCCATTCATTACTTGTGATTTCTTGCTCTTTACCCATTTCATTCAAGACAGTAGTCATTGAATTATCAGAGTACATACTAGCAGAAAACAATTCTGTCATAGTTGATTCAAACACTTCTGGCTTGGCAATTAAAGCTGCCCCCAAGTGATTGAGATCAGTCATGTTAGCATGCCAAGGCATTTGTTTAGTAACCAACTTACTTTGGATACGTGCCATATTCGTTTTTTAATTTAATTTTGTTTAATTAGAAAAAATCTGCCAAACCTTTGTTTGAAGAAGTTTTACCCGAACTCCTCCTTTTTGTTTTACTATTTGAAAGTTTCTCTTTTGTCTTTTTAGTTTCTTCTGTAATTGCTTTCTTTTTAAGATAACTTACATCGAAATCATCTTTAAGCAATTTTGCAATCAACACAATCTTTTGCTTATCTTTAAAAGCTTCTTGTAAATCAGATTGTAATTGAGTAAGATATTGACCAGGAGCTACTTTTTTAACTGCCTTAGTCATATACTTATGTAAATCTTTTTTATCCTTTGGAGTAATAGGGAAGTTTTTGATTTCATCAGAAGTATCAATAACTTCTTTAAGATCTTCAGCTAACTTCTGTCTTTGTTGCTCCCTTTGTTTAGCAACTTCTTTTTGCTGTGATACTAACTGCTCCCTTTCTTTCTCCTGATTTTCCTCTACCTTATTATGGTACTTTAAAGAATAATTTTCAAGTCTTCCTTTTTCTTTAAGATAGTCTAATCTATCTTCAATTTCTTCAGCATCCATATTCTCATAAGAAGAATAATAATACTTCAAAAACTTTTCATGTGAAGAATCATCACCTACAATAGGTGAAGGAGTTTCTGAAAGTGTTTTATAAAGTTTAAAGAACTGCTTAGTGTCTCCACCTTCTTTCTTAAACTTAATAAAAGCTTTTCCTTCATCATCAAGACCATTTGCAAAATCAGACATTGCTTCTTCAAGCTGTGCTTCTACTTCTCTCTCAATAATATCAGGAACATTCTCTTCAGTAAAATCATCTTCAAAGTCAACTGTAAGAGAACCTTGTTCTTTTAACTCAGCAAAGAGTTTTTTAAGATCACTTGTTTTTTCTTTAAAAACATCATCTTCATTCTCTTCAGGTTCTTCAAAAAAGAAATCATCTTCTACAACTTCTTCTTTAGAATCTTCTTTACCCTTTTCTTTATCTTCAGGATCATCAGTAGGAGTGTCTTCTTTAGGAGTTTCCTCTTCTTTTACTTCTACCTTTTCTTCAGTTTCTACTACAGGATCTGCAAAGAAATCTTCACTATCCCAGTTAAAGTCTGCTAATGCAGTATCTTTTTCCTTATTGTCCATAACGTAAATTTAAGTTTTAATGTTAAATATATTTAAGTTTTTTCCTTAAAGTTTTTTATAAATGCATATTAACTTTTCTTATTTTCTTTAGCTTTCTGCTTATCCATTTTCTTTTCATGCTCAAATTTCTTTTCTTCAAGAGTTTGTTTTCTCCTTTTAACATCCACATCAACTCCTTGTTTAGCCACCTCTAAAATGTCAAGCTTACCATCTTTATCAAAATCTTTATCTTCATTAAAGCCCATTGACATAATAGTTTGAGATTGTAATCTCCCCTTATTCCTTTCCTGCTCTACAAGTATTCTAGTTTCTCTATCAAACTCTTGTTTTTCTTTCTCTGCTTGCTGAGCTTGTTGTTGAAGTTTTTGTTGTTCTTGAAGTTGTTGCATTTGTGCTTGTCTATCCTCATTTCTTTTCTGTGATTCAGAGGTTTCTAAGAGTTCTTCAGCTTCTTGTACTCCATCAGATCTCAATACTTTAATAACATCTGACATTTCTATTTTCTGAGATTGCATAGCTGCATGTGCTAATTGAGAAATCATCTCTTTAGTTTCATGTGCTTTGGTAGAGTTAGAAACAAAGATACCATAAGTAGAGTTATTCAAAAGATCAGTATCAATCTCTACCATCTTTCTAGACATATCATCTAAGAAATAATTAAGCTTTCTTTTCTTTTCAGTATCTAAACCATAAGCAATTTTAGAAGCTTCTATTGATGCTTGTAATACATTTCTTTTTACATGATTATGTAAAGAAAAGATAGGTTCAATAACATGAGAAGACTGCATCATTACTTGCTTAGTGTTTGTTACAGCAGCATTAGGCCCTATCTGTCCTTCCATTTCTGGAGGTACACCTACAGACAAACCTGCTCTTCTTTCAATATACTCTGCTAAACTAATATACTTTTGTATATCAGAAGCTAAAGACATATCAATTTCTTTTACAGCATTTGGTATAGAGTAGTCTCCTTTATTACCTTCTTCATTAGGATTAAGAAACCCAATCTTAGAACTTTCAGCGTAGTAAAGAAACTTCTCTACATCTATTCCTGCACTTTCAGGAATCATCCCAATATTCATCATCATAATCTTACCTTTGTCAGAAGCCATTAAAAGCTCAATTCTATACATGATAATATTATAATAATACTGGTATGCTTTTAACCTATCTACAGTAGAAGTAGGTAAAGAGTTAGTAGAGTCCATCACTGCTCCATAATAAGGAAGCTTACACTCATAAAGATTGTCCATATCCACAAACTGACCCTCACCAGGTTGCATACCTTTATAAGTATCTTTACCAATCTTGTATCCTTCATGCCACTCTGGTATCCATTTCCATTGAATAGAAATGTCACCAAGTTGTTTATTCATTTTATAAGATTCATCTACAATCCTTTCTTGAAGCATTCCAGTTTCATCTTTATATTTAAGAAAACCAATTTTTCTTAAAGCTTTCCATACACAATGTAATACTCTTACAGTCCAACCTGTGTCTTCTTTATTATTTTCAAACCCCCAATTATCATTAGCTAATTCAGTAGATTCAGAAATATTATGATAAATATTATCAATCTCTGGCTGAGTAAGTTCATCTGAAAACCATGCTACAACTTGTGAAGGGGATAACCTATATTCATTTACAGCCCATTCTCCATCTTCAATAAATTCAGTATCAGGAGATTTGTCATAATCAAAGTATAAAGGATTGACTACATTTAATACAGGCTCTTTATTAATAATACCTACATGATAAATTTCTTTTGCAGAAATATTAAGATGTTTAAATCCTTTATTAAATTTATCATACACTTCTTCTTTTTGAATAATGTATTCAAGAATTTGGTGTGACAAAGCTTCAGCAGGATCTTGGTGATCTCTTGTCATATACCTCCTGACTTCTTCAGGAGTCTGAGCTTCTAATTCTTGTTGTATCTGTTGCTGTATCTGTTGTTGTTGCTCTGGAGTCAACTGTTTACCTTGGGCTTCTTGCTGTTTCTTAGCTTCAAGCTCTTGTCTAATAGGAGTCATAATTTGATGTATAACATACTGCTTCATTCTACCAAACTCTTCC